AGTACTGCCTACACTACTGCACAAACTAACGCTACAAGTGGTACTAATAATACCGCTACTTCTTGGAATACAAGCACCTCTTTTGGTCAAAGTGGCACTAATAGTACAAATACTGGTTGGAGTACAAACACCTCTTTTGGGCAAAGTGGAACTAATAGTACAGGGTATGACTCTAGTAGAAACACTAATACTGCTTGGAATACTTCTGGTACTAATACTACTAGTAGTTCTAATAACACAAACACTTCTTGGACTACTACTTGGAATACTAATACTTCAAGGAATACTACCCAGAGCACTAACACAAGTCATGCAACAACTTGGAACACCAATACAAGTAAAACTACGACATGGAGTACTAACACAAGTAAAACTACAACGTGGAGTACTAATACTAGTAAAACAACGACTTGGAATACAAACACAGCAAGAAGCACTAATTATGAAACAGCGTACGGTACTTCTAGGGTCTCGAGCCGTGCTACAAGCACATCTAGAAGTACCACTACTACGTATGCTACTAGTCACAGTACAGCGAGTAGTAGAGCTACTTCAACAAGTAAGAGTACTACTACAACTTACAACACTACACACAGTACAGCAAGTAGTAGAGCGACTGCAACAAGTAAATCTACCACTACAGTATATGCTACTACGCTTGGTACACTTACTAGTCATGCTACTGCAACAAGTAAGGCTACAACTACAACTTACAATACTACACATAGTACAGCATCTAGTAGAGCTACAGCAACGAGTAAGGCTACTGATACAGTATATGATACAACAACAGGAACACTTACTAGTCATGCTACTGCAACAAGTAAGAGTACTACTTCAACGTTTGATACTTCAAAAAGTACCACTACGACGTTTGATACTACGAGAGATTCAGGTACGGTTTATGCAACTACTAGAGACACCTCAACAGTCTACAATACTAGTAAAGCAACCGATACTACAATTTTAACAGGACATTTGACTACTTTTGCAACAGCAACAAGTACGCAAATATTTGAAAGAATAACAGCCAGCTCAGCTGGAACCATCTATGATACTGAAGTGTCAAGCGCTACAGATTATGGGGCTTCCTATTGGGATGGTTCATCATGGAGCTAAGATGGCAGGATTTGAGAGAAAACATAAAGGGCTTGACGTTACCCCTGACTATGTAAATAGGAAAATGGAGAGCATGATGGCTGCTCTCTTTGATACGATAGAAGACTTTGAGAATAGAGTAAAAGTGTTAGAAAAGCAAGTTTACGAACTCAAGCAGGAAAGAAATGGCAAAGTTCAAGAGTAAGAATACTTTAGACGCCCTTTCGATAAATGAGGAATTAGGCGATTTACCTACTCACTATATGAAGTCGGGTAGCACAATGAGACCTAAAGCCCAGTTGCAAGAGCTAAATAAGTTTAAGCATTTGCTAATACCAGAGAGTTATAGAGGGGCAGACTTTCAATATGATCTTTGGTATAATACTAATGAGATTAGCACCATTAGAACTTGGTTATATACAGACTTTCTAGGAAAGGGTATATATGTAAGAGTAAACACAGTAAAAATAAATAATAGGTTGATGAATTCTATTGTTGATGATCCAGAAACAACAGTTGATGAAGATCGAATAGAAAAAATCATCAATAACCTAGAAAATAAATATGTGTTACAATGGAACACAGAATTTTATGATAAGGTTATCTTTCCACCAGGAAGTAATTTACTACAGAAAGGAATTATGAACTGGTATAGAGTAGATAAGTTAATAGATGAGGGATATGTAATTAAGCCTCACCCTATAACTGCTCATCTTTGGATAGCGAAAATGCAACTAAGATATGGGAAAGATAAAATTTTAAATAAGAAAGCAGGAGGGTATGAACTACTATTGAACTGTAAAGAAATGGCTATGTGTCCTAATAGTGAAATGGGACTAATAGGATTACTTTTAGGAAAAAAGATTTCAACAGTAGCAACCCCAGTGAAAGCAAGAGAGAAAAGTCATCTTACTTATGAAGCACTTTACCAAGCACTAGCGGGAGCTAAGATTGGATCTGGAACTGCTTTAAAGAAGATACTATCAAGTAGACGATCAGGAATTATATTTAATTTTGACCCTGATCCAAAGGAAAGATTACAAGCCTACTTAGATAATTTTTGGGAATATATAATAAGAAAATGATTGATATAGCAATACATACAAATGAGTTAACAACTATGTTTACTTTGTCCTCTTTATTGGATAAAGGGGAGAACTTTCGCCTGCATCTTTTCACCAGACCTCAATCATGGGATAAGCTACAACCAGTTCACAGATGGGCATTAGCAAACTTTAGAGAAGTACATATTTATCAAAGTGCTTGGAATGTCAAAGGATCTGTTATGAAGTATGGCAAAGGCGGTCCACAAGTTATGGCTAGAATGATACTGCAGTTAAAAGAGTATTGGAAAGATAAAACTATAAACTCTGGTCCTATGACAAAAGTTTTATGCTTAGATCATATGCCACGCATATTTAATCAAAGCACTTTAGATCAAGGACAATTACCTACTGTTGCACAGATGGGCGATAAGATTGCATACTTTGGAAAGCAATGGGTTTATTTAAATCACCCATTCTATAAGAATTATTATAGTATTTTAGATATAGAAGCAAATGAAAAAGATCATGATAAAGGTATGCTACTTTTAAACTGGGATAAGATAGATAAGCTAGATTCTAGAAACTTCTTTAAAAACGGTAGAGCAACAAGAATGCCTCACCAGACAAAGAGACGTATTAAGATTTCCAACAATAGACGCTTTCTAGAAAAGAAAGGACCATTACATCAAGATGTAGACTCTTTCATTCTTTCTGCGACTAATAAAGATTTATTTTCTTCATTCTATAATATAGGGGTTGGCTATGCTCCTACCTATTTTAATGGTAAAATAGATAAATTGTTTCTAGTAGAAGCAATGGGAGCCAAAGAGGCGATCAATTGTAACATCATGTTACGAAAAGCCTACACAATTGGACTAAGGTCTCTGCATGAGTTAGTAGCTCCATACCATAAGATGCAGACTTTAACCTTCCTAGCAATGCCTTGGGATTTATGGGCGAAACAACTCGATAACATTCCAACTAATCTAAAATCACACGCAGTAGGAGATAACCTATTAGATAAGGCAGAGAGACAACGAAAGATGATTTCGTCTATTACTAAAGCAGGATATCTTTACGGAAAGATATAATGTTTAAAGATATTGCTCTTATATTTAAACTCCTCTCCATTCAATTCAAATCAGGTAATTACGACACTACCTTTATAGCTAAGTTTATTTCCCACTTTAATAGAAATTCTTTAGACACCACTATGCGTGTCTGGGCAGTTACGCCTACAGGTAAAAGGTACTTAGAAGGGGATAGTATTATGAATGATCTTTCACAATATAAAGATACAGAAGGTACTCTTGCTAGAGAATATTATGATTTTATGGAAAAGTATTATTACGGTAAACTAAGTGACGCAATAGATCCAAAAGACTGGGAAGCAGTTAAAAAAGCAAATAAGATACAAATGGCTTATGGTAGGTTCATGGTAGATCTTCATGATTTTACTCATGTCCTTACTGGTTATCCTCCCACTCCTCTAGGAGAAGTATTAAGAATTGAATATCTTAAACATTTAGAGGGTAATGGTTGGAAAGTTATAAGCCGTGTTGGAAAAATGCGAATATTTCTCAATGGATTTAAAGAAGCGTATACTAGTCATTTACTGTACAAAGAGGCTCGTCAATTAGGAAAGTTCTCTAAGAATTATATACTTGCAGATTGGTTCAATATTCTGGGCGAGGATATCAATAAAGTCCGCGAAAATCTCAACACCCTTCCCACAACCAAATACCATTGGAGAAATGCCTAGAAATCTAGGATTTCTTCCTTCAAATCAGATAAGATTATCCACTTAATTATTCCATTTCGTTTCAAATCCAATGCAAAAGCTCTTTCCGTATCTCCATGATGCGGGGTCTCTATATGCTTATTGTGAGGTAAATGCCAGCTTTGTGGCTTTGCTTTGCCTACCTTAATTGGATAATATTTTGCAAAGAAGTCAAACCCTATCAAAGTTAAACTCTTATAAGAACATTTTCTAGTTAAGTATAGTAAGGTGATAAAACCGTTGGACGGACGTCCATATTTAGGATTAGTTTTATCGTTTGTGTCAATAAATCCAAATTCATCATAAATCTCAAGAATTTGATTGTCTGTGAACATTGTTGTATAGTCTTTTAAATGATAAGGTTCGCGGGGGGATTTCATATACATTCTTGTTCTATTAAGTAGTATATTTGGTACTTTTTTAATATGGGGCTGTTTTATCATGTTCTCTCTTAAGAACCCTGTAACCCACACATCAGTCTTTGTACCAATAGCTTTCGTATTATCTTCTAACCCGTTCGGGTTTGGGATTCCCCTACCCATACGAATAACTATATCATGGGAATCGATAAACTCCCCATGTTCATAGTTTAACATTTCAACTGAATTGCCTACTAATATGAGGTTTTTATTTTTTAGTGCCTTAGTAACTTCCATACTTCATTCCACTCATCTGCATATGGAGTTTTTTTATAATCATCAAGCCACGGACCTCCGTCCGTAAAGTGAACTGCTTTGGGATTAGGTATACTGTAATACCCTACCATCATATTGTAAGTTAGGGGCAAACTTCCGATAAGTTTGTCTGTCCACAAAAAACTGTGCAAATCACCCGCGTGGGCTTGAGATACTGTTTCTGGGGTTAATCGTCTTCCGCCCGCACAATTGATGTACATTAAAGATGACCAGTACTTTCTGTCGTATGGTCTATTTACTTTGCCGTCCATTTTAGAATGTTCATTCTCTACTAAGTTAGGGTGTTTCACAACATGAACATCATATTTATTCTGTTTAAAGTGTGTAATTTCCTGTGGATCGCTTCTCCATAAAAAGTCGCCATCACAAAATAGAGCATAGCCCATATAATCACATAGATATGGTACTAAAAATCGGGTAAAAGCAAAGTCTGTAGACTCTCCCTGAAAGGGTCTAGTGTAAATTCCTTGCTCCATAAGTTCAGATTTAATTAAAGGTCTCACATCATGAGCACTATTAAACCTTAGTATAGAAGCTTTACACACCTCATACATTTCTGGGTGTGCTTCTTCATACCCTATAAAGATTTTCACTGTGTTGTAAACTCTTCTTCTTTTCCGTTTAGTTCTTTTCCTAACTCATTGATATAAGCTTGTCTACCTGTAGTAAGAATAGCAATTAAATTTTGTAATTTTGCTATTTCTTGATCTGCTACTTGAACATGACCAATAACAACTTTATGCTCTTCGCTTAAGTTGTCTACTGGGTGCTCTACTCCGTCAATAGTTATGGTAGGTGTTGGTTGTTCTGTTGTCATTTGAATATGTCCTGCCAATTTCCTTGTGTACTAGCCTTAGCATACTCGGTAGCACGGTTTTCAAAAAAGTTGGTATGCTCAACTGCATTTAATTGATAGTCAATCCACGGTAATGGATTAACTTTTGTATGAAAGATATTTTTCATTCCTAGTCCTAATAATCTTCTTCCTGCTATAAAACGAATATATTCTTTGACATCTTGTGGAGTTAAGTCAGGTATTTCTGCTTTGTCAAAACAAATGTCAATAAAATTATTTTCTAACTCTACTACTCTTTCAGCAGCACAGTAGATTTCATACTTGAGGTCATCATTCCATATTTCAGGGTTCTCTTGAACGAAAGCTCTGAATAGTTTTGACATACCTTCTACATGAAGTGACTCATCACGCACACTCCAAGTTACAATTTGTCCCATTCCCTTCATTAAGTTATGTCTAGGGAAGTTTAGTAGTATTGCAAAACTACCAAATAGTTGTACTCCTTCTGTAAATCCGCTATATACTGCAAGTGTTTTTGCAATTTCAAAAGGATTTTCCATATTAAAGTTTGTTAGATACTCATGTTTTTCTGCCATCTCTTGTATATCCATAAACTCTTTATAGAAATCTTCACTTTTACCTAGAGTATCTACTAGAAGTGCATATGCTTCCATATGTGTTCCTTCCATAGCGGCAAAAGCGGATAACATCATTCTTACTTCTGGTGCTTTAAAAGTTGGTAAATAATGCTCAGCATATCCACCAGCTACGTCTACATCAGCTTGTGTAAAAAATCTAAATATATTATCTATAAGTCTTCGATTTGGAACTGTAAGTTTCTCTCTATAATCTCTAATGTCATCATGTAGATTAACTTCTTCAGGCATCCAATGGCTTTGTTGTTGTTTTTTATAGGCTTCAAATGCCCAATCATAAACAAATGGTTTATAATAAATTCTTTCATCTGTTAAACTCATACTAACCCTCACACGCTAAGCAATCGGATTGTTCAAATAAGATTTCTCGTTTTACTTGATCAGATACTATATCTGCTCTTGAGATAGCCTCGCTCCGTAAATAATACAGAGTCTTTAAGTTTCTAGCCCAAGCTAACATATGTGCATTATGTAAGTCTGACTTATTAACATCTGGTGGAAAGAATAAGTTTAAACTTTGGGATTGACAAATATACTCTTGTCTATGAGCAGCGTGGTCAATAAGCCAAGCCTGATTTATTTCAACTGCTGTCTTAAATACATTTCTTTCCCACTCACTTAAAAAGTCTAAATGTTGAACACTACCTTTTTGTGTTACTATACTTTTCCAAGTTTCTTCATTATTCCTATTATAGTTTTCCAATACTTTCTCTAAAAATTTATTTTTCATAAGGTTAGATCCAGACTTTGTTTTCTGGTTAAAAGCATTAGCACGGAAAGGTTCTATACTAGGACTTGTGTTTCCACATATAATACTAGAACTTGCATTAGGGGCTATCGCTAATAGATGTGCATTTCTTACTGTGCATGTATCATCATCAGGACAAGCGCCCTTTTCGACTGCAAGTTTTCTAGTTGTTACTGAAGCATCTTCTTTAATGTGCGAGAACATTCTTAGGTTTGCGCCTGTGGCTTGTGCACTCTCGAAGGGTATATTGTTCTTCTGTAAGTAAGCATGAAACCCCATTGCGCCTAATCCTAAACTTCTTTCTCGCATAGCACTAAATTTTGCTTTGTGTAGAGGTTCTGGAGCTCGGTTAATAAAATCTGTTAAAACATTATCTAACATTCTTATTAAATCTGGAATGAACGCAGGTCTGTCTTTCCATTCATCAAAATATTCTAAATTGACACTAGAAAGACAACACACTGCAGTCCTTTCATCATTGGTGGCTAACGTTATTTCTGAACAAAGATTACTATGGTTTACCTTTAAACCTTTGTCCTTTTGAAAGTCTGGTAGCTCTGCATCTATTGCGTCTTCAAACATAATATATGGTTCACCTGTTTCCATACGATTTTGTAAGAGCTTAACCCATAGGGTTCTTGCACTTATTCTTTTCCTAGTAACGCCGGTATGAGGATCAACCAGATCCCAGCCGTCGTCAAAATTATCGTACTTTGTTGCACTCCATATTCGTTCCATAAAGGCATCAGGAACCACGACGCCATGATGAAGGTTAGTAGATTTCCTATTAACGTCCCCACCCGTAGGTTTGCGAACATCTAAGAACTCCTCTATTTCGGGGTGTGATATATGTAGATATGCGGCGTAACTTCCCCGTCTTGTTACACCCTGAGAAAACGCTAGCATCTCAGCATCTACAACTTTTACAAAAGGTATTACTCCTGTACTTTCCGATCCTTTAGAAGTTGGCGTACCTTGAGATCTTACATCACTCCAAGTACCTCCAATTCCACCTCCAAAAGATGATAGAAAAGCATTTTCCACATAGTGGTCTGTAATACCCTCCCTACTGTCATCAACGTAGTTTAAGAAACAACTAATGGGTAACCCACGAGTTGTACCCCCATTAGATAAAATGGGGGTTGCAAACATGAACCATAAGTTACTAACGTAATCGTATAGTCTTTGTGCGTGATCTTCATCATCAGCATAAGTCTCTGCCGCACGAGCAAATGCTTCTTGCGGAGAGTTCTCTCCCGCGACCATATACCTATCTCTTAGAGTATTCATTGCGAACTCATCTAAGAGGCTATCCTTGCTATAATCAATCTTTACTGACATAATTCCTCACTAATCCTATTATTTCATTTCGTTTGCCCAATACTTGTGCATCTGGGTCATATGTCAAATCCATTAACTCTATATTAGTCTCAAGTTTTTCTGCTCCGAACTCATTTAAGTTCTGCATAAACTTGTATCTACTTTCTATTGGTAGAGTTGTCATGATGTCAAAGACATCACCATAATCTTCAATAATACCAGAAGCACGTTTTGGACCAATTCCACTTACACCTGGGACATTATCCCCTTTATCTCCAGTTAAACACTTGAAAGTCAAGTAGTATTCTGGATCAAAGTCATAATGTTCGTCCCAATTATCCATTGTTGTTTCTTTTCTTGTTACGGTTGAGAACCGTGATATGTTCTCATTTACTAGAAGATCCCAGTCTTTATCCGAAGATACTAACCAGATACTATCTATCCCTAACTCTTCTCTTGCGAGACTTATTACTGCAGCGATATCGTCCGCCTCAACTCCATTATATCTAATGGTAAGGTATCCTTTTTTACTACATAATTCGAAGGTTTTTTGAAATTCTGCCATAAACTGTTCAAATTCCAACCGTTCTTCTTCGGTTTGGTCTTTATACCGCTCTTTACGGTTTGCTTTATACTCAGGATCTATGTTTTTTCTATAGTCACTTCCCCCATCTCCTAATACAACTATCTCTCCACAGTTGTAGGACTTTGCGAGGCTCTCTACTGTTCTTACATATTCTAGTTTATAAAACTCTTTTCTTTGGTGTTTCCATCGGAAAGCTAAGTTGAGACCATCAACTATCAGCAAGTTCCCATTCGGGGCTGGCTTTCCAAGGTTCGTAAATTCTATTGCCATTACTAAATTCCGTTATTTCATGTTCTAACCACTTTTCAGCAAGACATACATATACCCCTAACCAAGAGACATACATATACCTAATATTACTTTGTGGTTTTCGTACTGTTGCTACAAAAAATTGTGCATAATTAGCTTTATAAAATAGTAAAGGCTCAAGACTATTATCCTGTGCTTGTTTTACTACTTTTGTCCACCATTGCACAAAGTTATTACTTTTATTAGTAAAGAGTTTAGAGGTTACCGAATCATCTCTATAGAATTTTACTTCTATAAGAAATATGTTATGCTTGTGTTCAAGGTATATGTCACCTTTTATTTTACCACTACCTGAACCCGGCGTTTGAACAAAGCCCAGTCCTGTGTATCGATTCAGCATATTAACGACTAAGGCTTCTGCCTTAGCCCCTTTCTGGCGACTATTAACCATTATCTTCGATATATTTTATTAGTTCCTCTACTGTATGGATATTCTCCACATCTTCGTCTGGAATTTCCAATTCAAAATGTTCTTCTAAATTCATTACTAATTCAACTATATCTAACGAGTCTGCTCCTATATCGTCCATAAAACTGCCTCTAACAGCATCTGTGTCTATGTCGAAATGTTTAGCTACTATGCCTTTAACTTGATCCGCGATCATAATGTATCTCCTTTTAATTCGTCTCTATATTCTTCTTGTCTAATCCTTGCCTGTTCTAGTGGACTTAATCCATTCCACCAACAATCAGGACACTTTTTTCCTGTGGGTATGTATGCCATGCGATTAGTAACTTCACATACATGATACCAAAAGGTATCGCCCTCTTTTATTACCATTTGATTACTCTAAATGACTTATATTGTCCTCTTTAATAATTTCTACTTTCTCAAGTAATGGGTGTGTCCACCCATGAGAAACCAGATAAGTATTAAGATTTTCTTCTTTAAGGAGAATTTCTACGACCTTCTCCTTACCTGCTTCGTCGAGTGCTTGATTCACTTCATCAAGGAATAGCACATTTATTTGACTTCTACTTATAGAAGTCATTAGTTTTCTAATAGCTACAAGTGTAGCAATATTAACTCTAGCAAGCTCACCGCTAGAAAGAGCCAAAATATCAATAATATTCCCATTGTCAGATACTTCAACATTTAACTTATCATTCTCCACCACAAAATTGATAGAGAAACGTCCGTCGCTAAACTCTGCCAAATACTCATTTGTCAAGTCCTCTAGCTCTTTGACGAGGGATTCGATTTTATAGGCAAGGAGCCCGTTTGTACTAAATGCCTTTTTAAGTATCTCAAGAATCGAAAGCTTATCTTCGAGAAGTCCGAGTTTATTCGTGACTCCATCCAATTCTGTTTCAAATGACTCAGTTTGCTCTCCAATAATACTAATTCTAGTATTATGTCTTTCTCTTCTTGTGTTTTCATCTATTATCTCATTGAGGGCTTCACGCGCTTTTTCAACTTTGTTTTCCAATTCTCGAATTTGACTTTCCACTTGTTCTTTGTCAAGTACTCTCGTTGGGAGTCCAGAGTCAATACTCCTGAAGAGTCTTTCCCATTCTTGTACTGTTCTGGTTGATTGCCTATATATTTGATTTTCATTTTCTATTATCTCTAATTCTTCTTGGACTTGTTCTATTGCTAAACTGTGTCCTTGTACATTTAAACTATGCTTAGACCATTGGTCGTTTACAAACTTCTTATCTATTTCTTGATTACAAGTGGGGCATGTCATAGCCTCCGCTTGTTTAGTTTTTACATCATATGATCTTTCCTTACTACGAAGAGTTTCATATTTCTCCTGCATAGCCAACTCTTGTTCTTTACGAGATTCTAAACCTCCAATCTTAGAAACTAAAAGTGCGGTTGGTTTAACCTTCTCGTATTTTTCCACATCAGCTTGTATCTGTTCTATATCTATTGATTTTAACCTTTCCAATAAGTTATTATTATCATTTATTTTTCGATTTTTCTCATGGATATTTTCAATTTCTACATGGAGAGAACGCAGTTGCTTCTCGTCTTTTTCTTCAATTTTTGGTAGATCCAACTTTGTGAGTATATCTGTACTCTCCAATTTGTTGTCTGTTAACCATTTAACGATTGTGTCAGTTTTTGCGTTCAGGATTGTAATTTCTTGAGACACCAAGCGTACTGCATCTTTAAATGTCTCGAAATGGGCTACATAGTCATCAAGTTTCAGTAAATCAATTAAGAACTTCTTCCTATTAGTATCGGTAGCAGTTAAGAACTGCAAACTTGCGTTTGTATTTTGATAAACTAATTGAGAGAAAGTTTTAAAATCAATACCTAATATATTAAATAATGTTTTATAAGTATTACTAGCCGTATGACTACTAATATCTTCTCCATTTTTTGTTAACTTACACTTTAAAGTTGCTCGTCTAGCTACTGTTATATTATAACTATCTTCGTCAACGCTAAAGTCTAAACTAATATCATACCCTTGATTCACATATCTATTAGCTATGTCAGCCTTCTTTACATTTTTACTATTCTTGTTGAACATTACTTCTTCAAGAATAAGCGGGACAGATGATTTTCCTACTCCATTAGTACCAACTAATTGAGTGAGAGTGTCTCTGTCTAAATTGATAACATTATTACTACCATAGGAGAAACAGTTATCCCAGCTCAGTTTTTGTAGAATAATCATTATACACTCCTATAATATTTTTTATTTTATTCCCATCTAAACTTAGTATTTTATCTAAATATACTATTAGTTCATCACTAATAGTCATTTCAGAAGTAAGATTTAAAGTTGCTTCAACCTCTCGTTTTACAACTTTTTTATCTAATAATTCCGAGTTCTTTACTAAAGCTAAGTCCTGTACATCTCCTTCGAGTTCATATATTGTATGATCCCAATCAGTTGCTATCATGTCATCTGGGCTGTCTACTGTTTTTCTAAGTAATTGGGGCAGGTTAAATTCCCCCCACTTCCAACTAAAATCTTCGTCTATCAGTAAATAGCCCGTCCGAACATTGGTTCGATGAAATGATGTTGTCATTGGACTACCAGGATATACTATGTTCCTTTGAGTATTCTCGTGGGCATGTAAATCCCCCGCAAAAACAAGATCAAATTTATCAAACCTATCTAAATCAACTTCAGGTATCACATGAGGTGGAATTTCACCCCTTACATGAGTAAACAAATATGGGATACCGCTTATTGATTCAATACTATTTTTTCTATGCAAGTCAGCATAAGGTAATATAGCAAAACCTTTTTCTGGATACAACATAGTTACATCTACTATCTCAACCAGAGAGTTTATTTCTTTTGTTGCTTTCTTTAGATTAGAAAAGAAAGTTTTATTTTTCCTAGTGGCTTCATGATTACCGTCATATATAATAGTCGGTATCGTTACTCCACTAATAAAATCGAAATAAAGTGTTAATTCGTCCATAGAGGGAACTCGATCAAACAAGTCCCCACCTATGATATGCATATCACAGTCAGTTTCCAACTCTTTTACTTGGTCGAAAAATAACTTATAACGAGCGCACGCCCATTCCATTGGTACATTCTTCTGTCCTAGCTTTAAGTGCCAGTCTGCCGTGAATAAAATCATGCTACGAAGTCCTCTCCGTTGTGCCAGTTACAACCAGTAAGTCCGCCAGCTCTGAGAGCCTCAAGTGTCCTTTCGACTTCATAGTGGTTTCTTCCTGTATCGAGAGCATTCACTGCTAAAGATTGAATGACGTTATCCTCATCGAGGATAAAGGTGGCTCTGTATGGAACCCATTCATTAGATACTATTCCTACTTCCATAGCAAGTTGATTACTACAATCTGCTACTAGAGTATGTTCTATATCACGGATAAGCTCATTGTCTTCTTTCCATGCTATTTTACAGAACTCGTTATCTGGACTGAATCCCAGAACGTCTACATCATTTCCTACTAATGCATCGAAACCCTGTATTTCTGTAGGACATATAAAAGTGAAGTCTTTTGGATAAAAGTATAGTACAGACCAACTTCCTAAAAGTCCGTTGTCATCTATATCTACAAAGTTATTATCCTTGTCAACACCTGTTAGTTCAAATTCAGGGAATACATCGCCTACCGTAATCATGATACGTCAAACTCCTCATCAACAGTTTCTTCTTTGCCCGCAGCTGTAATTCTCTTTAGTAACTCTAGTTGAGCATCAGGGGTAGGACGCGGAAGTACGTCGTCCATAGACTTTAGTTCTCCAACTAAGTCTGATTCCCAATCTTCTAAAGCACGAGGCTTACATTTGAGTGCCTGTAATTGGTACTCTACATTAAAGACCTGCGGTCCAGTCTTCAATCTTTTAAAATAAACGTCCCAGCCAGATTCATTATCTGTTGGGTTGCCTAAGTCTTCCATAGCGACCATAATTTGATCGAAAAGTTTTCTTTTCAAATTAACTACTTTGATTTTATTATCAGCGTAGTCTATGCCTTGGACAGCGTATGCCCAACCACATTTTAAGTCTGGGTAAAAATCACGAACGTGATCGTGTTCCTTGTTGTTAAAGGTTTCGGTTTCCCTGTCGAACGACAAACATTCCATTGGAATATTTTTGTTGTTCTCGCCTTTAACCCAATAAACGTAACGAGGAAGTAGATCGCCTACTAGACGAACTTTGTGATCCTCTTTGTTGCCAAAATTGTAAGTTTCAATTTTGTCTTTTTGGGCAGAGCCCTTGGTTTGATTAAAGCTAATTGCCATAATATTTCTCCGTTGTTGTCTCCTCAAATTTAAAGTGAATAAACCCCTCTCTAATTTCGAGCAGTCTGTTTTTTCTAATAATGTCCTCACTAACTTTACAGAAAATGAGGTCTAAGTTGGTATCTTTAGTTTTTACGTACTCATGATAATTGCGGTATGATGCGACACCAACATATTCTGCAACTTCTTTATCACTATATTGAGCACGACCAGTAGTAAGTAGTTTATCTGGGTTTATCAGAAAACTACTACCACCAAAATTCTTTTCATAAAACTTAAACGTTTTATCATAATAATTCTTAGGTGTAATTCTATAAGTAATTATTCTAAGGATTGTAATAATGTCACCAACGTTTCCGTTGCTCGCTTCTACAATCTTTTTCCAATTATAATATATCATATATTATACCAAAAATACAAGCGTTTGTCAAGCACTATTTTTTCTCTGCTCAACACATTCCCTTTAAACCCTTTCATAATACTCTAACCTTATAATCTTGTTTTATGTAATAACCCATTCTGGCGTTTGCCTGTCTAGTAGCTGTTTTACCTTTTAAATGAATATCTACAACAGTAGGCTGTAACTTGCCCTCTTTTTGTCGTATTACTCTACCAATTAACTGCGTTAATAGTGGTTCATTATTTACTGGTGTAGCCAATACTAAACAACTAAGATCATCTAAAGATATGCCTTCTGAAAATATTGCTTGTGTTCCAAACAGTATATTTTTAGATCTCCCAATTAGTTTCATAGTTTTCTCTCTTTCCACAAAGTCCATATCGCCTGTAATACATACTGAATTATCTCCTACCAATTTATGACAAACTTTTAGAAATGCAACTCTATCCGATACTACTAATACTTTATGCCCTTCAGCTGCATACTTAGAAGCAATCAAACTAATACTATGTACATATTCTTCTGTATTTACTAGATGATTAACTCTTTCTGCCCATGGGGTATAAGAACCGTCTAGAAATCGTACTTCCGATTTAATAACATGAACTTTTGGAGTCATGTAATTTTCTTTTGGTGGTTTTAGTACTGTAC